GACGCGACGGGCGCGTTCGAGCGCGGCGGCACGGTGTATGCGGGCGCTGAGGGGCGTGAGATACGTGAGGCGTCGGAGCGCGCGTCTGCTGCCGCTCAGACGGCCAGTCGCGTGAGTGAGGAGCTGCGGGCCGCGCACGAGGATGCGATGGGGAAGCTGCAGCAGTTGAAGGAAAACCTCGCGGCGGCTCAGAGTGGCCTGGACGTTGCGAAGATCATGTACACGCAGGGCACGGAGCCTCCCACGACCCGGTACCGTCCGGGGACGAACGTGCCTGTCGGCGCCGTGTATGAGCGCGTGGACGGTCAGGGGAACGCGATCGGCAGGTACAGGTGGGACGGGTCCTCGTGGAAGGACTTCAAGCCGACGCCTGGCGAGGTTGAGGTCACGAAGGAACTGTGGGCGCGGCTGGTGCGTGTCGCTGGGGATGCGACGATCGGGGGGCGTCTCCTCGTGGGCGAGTCGGTGACCGCGGACAAGCTGGTGGCGTCGAAGGAACTGAGCGCGAAGGTCGCTCGTTTCGAGGAATCGGTCGTGTCGAAGTTGAAGGCGCAGAAGGCCGTGATTACGGGCGACCTGATTGCCGAGAAGCTGGTTGGTAAGCAGATCGAGGGTGGCGTGTTCCGTCTCGATACGGTGGGCGGCGGGAAGGGGTATCGCCTGGATATCACTGCGGCCAGTGATGGCCCCCCGATCATCAACTTTATGGAGAAGAATCAGCGGGGCGAGACGTCGAGCGTGATGGTGATGGGCGCCTTGGGGATGAACGTGTTCCGTGGGGTGCGCGGTGAGCGCCCGTATTTCGTGTCGTGGGCGGAAATGGCGGCGTCCCCATACTTCCGGCACGCGCCTGGCCTGGTGGACGTCACGATGGAGACGGGGCACATGGTTCGCGCCCCGTTGGGGCCGGACTCGTCTACGCGTGGCCGCCAGGTGCGTGTTATCAACGGGAACACGGCGGTGGTGCCGGAGAGTGGCCGGTACAGGGTGTCCGGTTGGGCGTGTTTCCTGTCGGACACGTGGGACGCGTCGACCGAGGTGGCGTTGTTACGTGGGGACGCCTCGGAGGCGGACTGGGGCGACCTGTACGGGTATGCGATTGCCCCGGTTGGCTCCTATTCCACGCCTTCGTTCAGTGGCCTGGTGGATATCAAGGCGGGCGAGCGCGTGGCGTTGGGGTTGAAGTCGAGTGGCCGATCGACTGCCCGCGATTACCGTTTCGAGATCGAGTTCGTGTGCCCCCTGTGATGAGGGGGTTGGAAGGAGTGAGGCGTGACTGAGGTGAGCCCGAAGGGCGTGAAGGTCCCGTCTGTTGATGACCCGTTGTTGACGTCGTTCAAGACGGCGTTCAATAGCGCGGGCCTGATTCAGGCTGTGGCGTCGATCGGCGGCGCGAAGGGCATGGTGGATGAGCTGGTGAAGGCTGGCGCGGCGCCGTCCGTGTCGAATCCGGCGTACGTGGATGTCGGCGCCCAGCTATACAAGGTGGATGGGTCGAAGCGTGGGGACGGGTCGTGGCTGTTGAAGGCCATGAACGAGATCGAGATGGACTCGCAGGTGTACAACGCGTCTGGCTCGTCCTACTCGGTGTCGTCTGGCCAGTATTACAAGTACTATGGCGCGAATCTGCCTGTGCGCCCGTACCGGCGTGCTGTTCTGTCGTTTGTGACGGGCTGGGCGAGTACGACGGGTGATGTTGACCTGTACCTGTGGGTGAAGGGCGCGGGGTCTGTCCGGTCGGCGTTCAACTCGGGTGGCGGCGACCAGCAGTCGAACTTCCTGGCGAACTTTGGCGTGGTTGAGGCGAACGAGACCCCGCAGGTCGAGTGGGGTATCTACGGTCGCGGGAGTGGCGGTTCTGCGACGTTCACGAGGGATGGCACGTACAACAGGTTCATGACTGTCGCGTTGCCAATCTCGATGTGACAGGGAGGGGGTTGCGGTGAAGGTTGAGGACGTGAACTTGACGCTCCTGTCGGACAGTGACCTGTCGACGATGTACGGGAACGTCATGCAGGAGCTTGCGCGTCGCGACGCTATTCGTGACGCGTTGGAGGCCGCGCGTAGGGCTGCGGCGGATTATGAGGCGGCGGTGAAGCGGTCCCCGGCGAAGGACTTCAAGACTCTGGCGTTGGATGCTCTGGTGGGTCCGGGTGAGCGGATCATGCTGGAGGGCACGGAGTACAAGAATGTGTCGGGCCAGTGGTTGTCGCCGCACACGCAGGGGCCGGTCGGGTTTTGGCGCGGCTGGGTGAAGTGCGACGGCAAGGGGAACGTTGTGCTGGGGGCGCATAAGCCGTGGTCTGCGGGGATGCAGGTGGTTGAGGGCGACCAGTGCAAGCATGTGGGCCGCGTGTGGCGGTGCTTGAAGAAGCATGAGACGTCGAACGCGTTGGCGCCGGACTTGGCGCCCGCGTTGTGGCAGGCGATCGGCTGAGAAGAGTTGTTGGTCGGGGGGCGTGGTCCTGGAGTGTAGGGGCGGCGCCCCCATTGGCATGCGAAGGAGATGGCATGAACTACGTAGATTTGGTCGCGGACGAGAATCTGTGGATCGGGAACTATGACCGCGGGCGTTCCGGGTGGGCGCTCGATCGGGTGGTGATTCACCACAACGCGGGGGTGCGCTTGTCGCACCAGGGCGTGTTCGGGGCGTTTACGTCTAACGGGACGTCGGCGCACTACAACGTGGACGCTGACGGCACTGTGGCCCAGTACGTGCATGATGGGGATACCGCGTATCATGCGGGGGATTACGCGACGAATTGCCGGTCGATCGGCATTGAGCACGCGAACATTGGTGGCGCGTCTACTGGGTGGGCGATTTCGGATGAGACGGTGGAGTCCGGCGCGCACCTGGTGGCGGGCATTTGTGCCGCGTATGGGTTGGGGCGCCCGGAGTGGCGTGTGAACGTGTTCCCGCACTCCGACTTTTTCAGCACGGCCTGCCCGGCTGCGTTGCGTGACGAGTTGGCGGGGCAGTATATCGCTCGCGCTCAGTACTGGTATGACCACTTGGGTGAGGCGGCTGGGCCTGGCTGGGTGCAGGAAGGGAACGGCTGGTGGTACCGCAAGGAGGATGGAGGCTGGGAGACTGGCTGGTTCCAGGTCGGTGACCAGTGGTTCCTGGCGGACGCGAAGGGCTGGTTGAAGTCCGGGTGGGTGATCGAGAACGGCACCTGGTATTTCCTGCATGACGTCCATGACACTCGGTTCGGTGTGATGGAGACTGGCTGGTTGCAGGACGGTGAGCGCTGGTTCTACCTGGGTGAGGACGGCAAGATGCGTACCGGCTGGCAGAAGGTGAAGGACAAGTGGTACTACCTCGAGTCCAACGGCGTGATGCGTACCGGGTGGCTGGCTGATGGCGGTCACCATTACTTCCTCGACGAGTCGGGGGCGATGGTGACTGGCGTGGTTCGCACTCGTTTGGATGGCGGGTGCAGCGCGTTCGACGATGAGGGGCACTTGGTTGTCGGGCGTGTGATGTTGGAGCAGGACGATCAGGGTGTTCTGCGTGTTGTGAAGGAGGCAGCATGAGTGATGAGCAGCGCGAGAAGGGTTTGACGTCGCAGACGGTGTTTCCGTGGCGTGCTACGGTGCGCACGGTGGTGCAGGTGGTGGTTGCGTTGGCTGCGTTGGCGCCGTTGGTGTTTGCGCAGGCTGGTGTGACGCCCGCGGAGGCGACTGGTTGGGCTGCGGCCATGTTGGGCGTGTGTGCGACGGTTACGCGCGTGATGGCGATGCCTGAGGTGGAGGCGTTTTTGCGGACGTGGGTGCCGTGGTTGGCGGCTCATGGGGATGTGCATGATGGTGAGTGATGTTGTGGACTGACTTGGTTTTTAGCCCCGCACTGTGGGGGGCTGTGGGTGGTTTGGTGGGTGTCGTGTTGACGGCGCTCGCTAAGCGCGGCGATCAGACCTTGGAGGCTGTGAAGGTGCTCATTGGCCGGTTAGAGCATGAGGTTGATTCGTTGAATCAGCGCGTGTCTACGTTGGAGATTGAGCGTGAGTCTTTGGGGCAGCGGTTGAGGGCGGCGTTGGATTGGGCGCATCGGTTGTGGCTGTGGGGTCATACGGTGCGTGGTTTGGTGCCGGATGGGGTGGATGTTCCTCCTGCCCCGTCTGTTCCTCGGTCTTTGGAGGAGGAGTTCTGAGTTGGCGCGCGCGGGGCGCGGGGGTTGTTGTCCTGCGCGCGCCTCGGCCCCTGGGTTGTGGGGGCTTGGGGGTTTTGTGGTTCGGTTGAGTGAGCTTCACGGCGCGTCTGAGGGGCCTGCGCGGCCCGTGGAGCGTCGTTTGTGCAAGGTTGGGGCGTTTATCCGTTCTCTGGATTCCGAGGACGCTGAGTGGCTTTCTGGGGCGTTGGATGATCCTGCTGAGTCGTCTGCGGGGTTGCGTCGGACGTTGCGCGCGGCTGGGTTTGAGGTGGCTCGGTCGTCATTGAGTGGGCATCGTCGAGGGGAGTGTTGCTGTTATGGGGTTGCGTGAGGTTCATGAGCGCGTGAACGCGCCGGTTGCCGCGTCTGGTGCGTGCGTGGATGCGGGCGTTGGGGCTCGTATTCTGACGTTGGATATTGAGTGTAGTCCGACGATTGCGCACGTGTGGGGCTTGTGGGACCAGAATGTGGGACTGAATCAGATTGTCGAGGATGGTCGGATGATCTGTTTCGCTGCGAAGTGGTACAGGGAGTCTCAGACGTTGTTCTTCTCAGAGCGGAAGGACGGGCGCGAGGGGATGGTGCGCGCGGCGTGGGAGTTGTTGAACGAGTGTGACGTGTTGGTATCGTTCAACGGCGTGAAGTATGACGTGAAGCACCTGAACCGGGAGTTCGTGTTGGCTGGCCTGGCGCAGCCTCGCCCGTATCGGAACGTTGATCTGCTGCCGGTTGTGCGTCGGCAGTTTAAGTTCTCATCGAACAAGCTGGACTATGTTGCCGGTCGGTTGGGTTTGGGGCATAAGGTGGCGCACGAGGGTCACGCGCTCTGGACGGCTTGTATGGAGGGTGACGCTGAGGCGTGGCAGCGGATGGAGACTTACAACCGCGGCGACGTCGAGCTGACCGAGGCCCTGTATGACCGGCTGCGCCCGTGGCTGTCGTCCGCCGTCCATTTGGGCGTGTGGGCTGGCGAGGATGGGCTCTCGTGTCCGATGTGTGGCGGCGTGGAGTATGAGCCGTGCGGTGAGGCGGTGACCGCGGTGAGCGTGTTTGACTGTTTCCGTTGCAAGTCGTGTGGTGGCGTGTTCCGTGGGTCGAAGGCTGTTCGGCGCGCCTCGTCTCGCAGGGTGGCATGATTTGGAACATGGTTAGTGTTGGGGGTGTGGCCCGGTTTGGGTTGCGCCCCCAACGTTTTTGTGTCCGCACGCTGGGGGTTTGTGGCGCGGTCGGTTTTCGGTCGGCTTGCATCCGGCTTACGTTATGGTAAGGTTTCGATCGTTAGCTCAGTGGACCAGCTTTGGGAGAGTAAACCAGCATGAGCCGCAAGAAGATCGTGGACGAAGACGAGGCCCGCCACCTCCTCCTCACTGAGGGGTGGACCTACCAGCAGATGATCGACCTGTATCGGAACAAGTACGGGATCGAGACATCGAGGGGCGTGTGGCAGCGGTTTCTCAAGGGCGAGGGTGCCCGCCGCGCGCCCGTGTCGCTTCCCCTGGCTGTGCCGTGGGTGATGCGCGATTTCGACCTCAAGCGGTCGAACTACAGGACCGCGCTGCGAGCTCTGGCGAAGATAGAGCAGGGCGAGCCAGTGTCGCCTGAGGGTCGGCGTCTCGCGGCCAGGCTGCGCAGGATTCTCGGGACAGACAAGGTTGTCGACTATGACCGGGAGGAGAACGCGCTGGTGGTCGTTCCTCGCCGCGGGGTGGACAAGTGGTGGATCAGGGACCCGTTCTTGAATGATGATGGGAGCCTGGTTGCTGACTTTTCGCGGGTGAGGGCCGCGGCGGTGGCCGAGCGATTTAACATGTGACGTGAATATCCTGCAAGCGGGCGGGGCTGTGATTGTGTTCATGGCTTCGCCCGCTTTTTGCGCTCGCATAAGCGTCCGGGACACGGTAGAGTAACGGTGGCTCCGCCGAGAGGCTGGCGCCACACTCTCCCAAAGAGAAACGACCACAACAAGCAAGGAAGGAGGCTCGATGCGAGAAAAGCGGACGATCGCCCGCCTCTCCTACAGCGCAGCGTCACAGTACAGTGATTGTGCCGAGAGATGGCGTCTATCCCGCGTATACGGGCTAGACAAGGCGACATACTGGGTGACCATGATGGGCACCGCAGTACATGAAGTAACAGAGGCGAGGGACCTGGATCAGGTTGGCCTCGCGACAGACAAGCACACGCCCCTCCTCGTGGAGGACGTCGAACGCGCGTTCACGATCGCGTTCGACCGGGAGAAGGCCGCGCGGTTGAAGTCGGGGACGACGATCAACGCGTCCGGTCGGCTCCTCAAGACGGGGATCGGCAAGGGCGGAGGCCCGAACAAGAAGGACGAGGAGTGGGCCAGGCATTACGGGCCGATCATGGTTCAGAACTGGCTCGACTGGCGAGCAGCGAACAACTACAAGGTCGCACTGTTCGACGCCCCAGACGGGAAGATGATCCCTGGGGTCGAGCTCAAGGTCGCTAAGCCACTGGGGGGGTACCCGTACGTCGGGTACATTGACCGCGTTCTCGTCGACGGGAACGGGGAGTACCTGGTGGTGGACTTGAAGACCGGGAACCCTCCGCAGTCCACGACGCAGCTGAAGGCGTACGCCGCTCAGTTGCGGGCCGCTGGTATCCCGGTGGCGAAGGCCGCGTACTGGATGGGCATGGACGGTGACGTTCTTGAGTGGGTGCCCATGTCAACGCGCGGGGACGCGTATATCGAGACGTGGCTGAACAATGTCGGCCGCGGTCTGGAGGCCGGCATTTTCCCGGCGTCCCCATCGACGTTCTGTAAGGCGTGCCCTGTGCGCGAGTATTGCATGGCGACGGGTGGCGCCCGGGCGGGCGAGGTTCCGCCGGTTACTGGCCCCATTGAGTTCGTGGAGGTGGCGGCGTGAGCGAGCAGCAGATTCCCGACGTGGACCCGTGGTGGTCGGAAGACCTGACGAAGGCCGTCGTGAAGGCCGAGGCGATGCCCGCCGAGGTGACGGTCACGATGAAGGCTGGGGGCGGGTACGACGCCCCGTGGATGGTGTTCCGCGGCACGGTCCCCTCCGTCACGAAGGCCCTGGAAGAGGCGTTCGGCTGGCAGGGGTGGGACCACGATCGGGTGCCGATGAGTGACGCGGTGCTGTCGCTCGCGAAGTCCCTGACGGGCAAGTGGAACGTGATCGACGAGTTGGCCGCCCGCGTGGTGGTTGACGACGTTCCCGTTGACCTGGGCCTGCATGCGGGGGATGAGGAGCGTCCGGCCTCCCGCGAGGCGGACCCGCTGGAAGCACTCTCGGACAACGAGAAGAACATCTACAACTTGATCGCTGATGCGGCGGATGTGCCGACGCTGCAAGAGCTGTGGCGCCGGTATGGGACGTCGATGAACAACCAGCCGATTCTCCTTGAGGCGTGGAAGGCTCGCGGGAGGGAGCTGTCTCAGGCCGGGAAGGCGGGGAAGGAGTGACGGAACTGTCTCTCGGTCGGGGCGTGGCGTGGGAGTTTACTCCGGGGCCGGAGTGGGAGGTGCTTCCCGTCGCGTTTCCAATGAGCGTGAAGGCGCTGCGCAAGCTGATGGCGTCACTGCCTAAGGGCTGCGAGGTGCGCCCGTCGCGCGATGTTTGGGGCCTGTACTGCTTGCAGGTCCGCGTGACCCCATAGGCGCCGCCTGTTAGGTCGTCTACGGGGCTTCTAACAGGGTTAGTTGCCCTATTTCACCACCCCCCTGTTGGGGTGGAGCACACACAGAACAAGAAGAACAAGAACACAAGCCCCCCCAAGCGTGGGGGCGAGAACACTAGGAGAACACATGCAGCGTGTTACCAAGATGCCGTCCACCAGCGCCTACTTTCGGACCAAGGACGTCGAGGGGGCGAGGGCTATCCTCGTCGTCCCCCACAAGGTGACGTTCGACGTCCCCACGAACTTCCAAGGCAAGGAAGGGACGCGCCATGAGGTTGAAATGGACGCGTGGGTGTTCCACACCATGAACGACGTCGAGAACGGCACCCCGGAAGAGATGCTGGGTGTCACGTGGGGCACGAACAAGGGCATTGCCCGCGCCCTGAACGGTCAGATCGGGAACCTGGTCGGCCCGTTCCGCCTCGTCAAGGAGAGCGGCGGCGGGAAGAACTTCTGGTCCACTGTCGACGTGGGCGAGGGCGAGCCCCAATGGAAGCAGGTCAACGAATTCGCTGACGCCCTGTGCGCGCGGTTCAGCGAGACCCCGGAGGCGCCGTCCTTCACGGACCAGCCCCTCATGCCTGATTTCGGGGCCTGACCGTAACAGGTGGGGCTGGGCGTATTCCAGTCCCTCCGTAAGGGGGTTGCGGGCCAGCAGCCATTACCCAGGGTAGACGCTTTCCGAGACCTCTACGAGGAGGGCGTGACCCCGAGGCAGGGGCAAGTGGTGATGGTTGCTGGCCGTTCCGGGTCGCAGAAGTCAGGGTTCGCCCTGTACTGGGTTGCCAGCATGGGGCTACCCACCCTGTACTTCTCCGCGGACATGGCCCCCTTCACGGCGGGCGTACGGTTGGCGTCGATCGCAACCGGCATGGCCTCGAAAGAGGTTGAAGCCATGATGGCCACGACGAGCGGGCGGGCGCAGATTGAGCGGGCGGCGGCGAGCCTCCCGATCGAGCTGTCGTTCGGGTCCCCGATCACGTGGGAGCAGGTGGAGGACGAGCTGAACTGCTACGTCATGCTCCACAACGAGTTCCCGAAGGTCGTCGTGTTCGACAACCTCATGGACTTCGCCGGGTGCGAGTCGGATTACGAGGCGCAGATGGGGGTCATGCAGGATGTGACCGCGTTTGCGCGCACTACGGGGGCGACGGTCCTTGTTCTGCATCACGCGTCGGATAAGACGTTGGATGCGAAGAACAACCCGTGGAAGCCCCCTTCACGGGACCAGATTAAGAATGGGATGGCCGAGAAGCCCGAACTGACTCTCGGTGTCGCACTGGACCCGATCAACAAGGAATTCTACATCGCTTGCTTGAAGCAGCGTGACGGGTTCTGTGACCCGTCTGCTTCCAGGTTTGTGTCGTTGAAGTGTGATCCCGCGAGGACGTGGTTCGGCGCCCGCGGGGGGAATGGAGGGGCGGCGTGAGTCCGTTCTGGTTGTTTGTTGCGGTCGCTGCGGCGATCGTCGTGGGGCTTCCCCTGTCCTTGGTGTTCGCTGGCTTTATCTCCGGTGGCGTGTTGGTCCTGTTGTCCAGGTTCGCGGACTGGGGCGAGGCCCGCGAGGAGAAGCAGGGAGGAGGTGACGTCCTGTGAATTGGGACCTTGTGTTTTACATAGCCCTGGTGGTGGCCGCCTTGTGTATCGCGGCCGGACTCATCTGGGCGCACGATCGTGTGCAACTGTTGGAAGAGTTGGTGGAGAGGCTGGAGTCTGAGCAGTTGTCCATGCGGATCAACGCGAAGGCCACTCGGGATAGCCTGCACGCCCTGCGGGATTCCTGCAAGGACCTGTCGGAGGTCGTGGGCAGCATTGACAGGGACGTGTCGGAGATGTCGCGCACTGCTGATTGTCCGGTTGATTACCCACTCGATTACGAGACGTCCGACCACGAGGACGCGTGCCTCGGGTGCGGCCGCTGCATGAAGGGGGATTGCTCGTGAGTGGGGCGGTTCTCGCGGTAGTGGTGATCTGGGCGTTGATCGGCGCCGCCTCCGGGTGGGGGCTGCGCGCTCTCTGGGAAGAGTGGAAGGGGGGAAAGCCGTGCTGATTGTCCAGATAGTCGCGACGGCTATCTCGCTGGCTGCGGCTGGCTTCTCTGTCGGGTGGGTAGTTCGCGGCTACCTCGGAAAGTGAAGGGGGCGTTATGACGAACCGAAACAAGGCCAAGGGCACATCGTGGGAGACTGCAGTGCGCGAGCTTCTGCGAGGCCAGGGCCTCGATGTCGAGAGCATGAGGCAGCTCGGAGCGCAGGACGAGGGGGACCTCGTTGTGCGCTCGCCTGAGCAGGGCGTCCGCGTCGTGGTTGAGGCGAAGAACCGAGGGCAGATCGCCCTCGCCCAGTTCATGCGCGAGGCGGGAGACGAGTCCTCCCTGTACGCGCACAACCGGGGCCTCCCGCAGTCCGACGTCGTAGGCGTCGCAGTCGTGAAGGCCCGACAGAAGAGCGTGGGGGAAGCGTACGCGGTCCTCACGCTGAACGACCTCGCGAGGATCATGAGCCGCCTCTAACCGGGGGTCGGACACCACACACGCAGAACACAAACCTAGGGGGGTGGACACGTGAGCGAATGGAACACGAGACAGGCCGACGGTGGGCGCCTGAGGGCTGTGCTGGATCATTTCAACGTGGACGCCCCCCCTAGGGCCAGGAAGATCGTCTGCCCGTTCCACGGGGACGTGAACGCGTCCCTGAGCATTGACTGGGGCAAGGGCCTGTGGCATTGCTTTGGGTGCGGGCGCGGGGGGGACTGGATTTCCTGGATCATGGAAGAAACCGGAGGCAATTTCAAGGATGCCCAACGTTATGCAGCCGCTACCGGCCTCGACGGTGGCGGAACTGGCGGCGAGAGCCGCGCACTACCAGCGGCAGGCCGATGGGGCCAGGCCGTATCTGGACGGAAGGGGACTCAGCGGGGCCACATGCGCAGCCGCGCGACTCGGCTACGTTGGTGACCCCTACCCGGGGGACGAGCAGTACCGGGGTTGCCTGGTGATCCCGCACGCGAATGCGGACGGGATTGTGACGGGCATCCGGTTCCGCCGCCTGGACGGAGGGGAGCCGAAATACACGAGCCGTTCTGGGGAGCGGTTCAACATCTACAACCTGGCTGGCGTGGCTGGGGCGCGCGAGGCGCACATCGCTGAGGGCGAGCTGGACACGCTGAGCCTTGTTGAGTGCGGGTTGTCCGCGTGTGGGATGCCGGGGGCGTCCTACTGGAAGCCGTGGATGGGCCTCGCGTTCGCCGGGTGCGAGCGAGTGTTCGTGTGGGCGGACGGTGACGAGGCGGGGGACAGGTTGGCTGAGGCCGTAATCGAGAGCCTGCCTGACGCGGTACGCGTGTCCATCCCCCGCGGGGAAGACGTGAACGGACTACTCCAGGAAGGGGGTGTCGCGTGCGTGAAGGCGATGGTCCCCAGCGAATGACGGCGGAGCGCGTGAGAGCACTGCTCATGGAGTGCCCGCCTCCGTTGAAGTCGATCGAGGATGACGCGTCGGGGGAGCATGCGCTGTTGTGGCGGGCATTCCGCAAGGGCATGGACTGGTTTAGTCGTCGTTCGAGGGTGCCTGTGTGTGAGGTGCAGGGGTGGCTGTACCTAAAGGCCCTGGACCGCGCTCACTACGTTGCAGATAAGTGGAACGTGGCCGGGGAAGCGGGCGTAGTGAACTGCCTGAGCGAACTGCTGTTTCGCGACTATCCCGACTACAAGCACCGCCGCTACGAAGTGCCTTGGGCGTTCGACGCGAACATTGACGACCTCGGAAGGGAGGCTGCGTGAAGTATGAGCCGGGGGTGCTCGCGAAGCTCCTCCCGCTCGCGTTCGACGATCAACGCGGGTGGGGTGTGAGCCTGAGTGAGACCCATGTTGAGGAGGGGATGCCTCGCGCGAAGCGGGACCCGTCCGAGGGCGGGGACATGATGGCGATGTGCGCGGACGCTCAACGCGCGTACTGGCGGCTGCCGGAGCGCGAGCGTTTCATCGTGGGGAGCCGCCTGATTCTCGACATGACGCAGGAGCGGGTGGCCCGCGCGCTGGGCGTGACGCGCCAGTATGTGGATGCGGAGGAGTTCAGGATCGTGCGCCGCATGTGCGAGTTCCTGAACAAGCGCCCGCTCGACGACGGGCTGGACGATGACTATGACGACTTGGAGGTGCAGCTATGAGCCGCGAGGAGAGCCTGGATAGGCTTGACGTGATCGAGCAGGGGCTCGCCGCTGAGCGGGACGGGTACGTGGAGGCGATTGCCGCGGTGAACCTGGTTCTGCGCGTGGCGAGGCGTTCGGCGCCGCTTGACATGGCGGACGCGTGTGAGGACTTGCTGCGTGGCTTGCGCACGCATTTCATGGTGCGTAAAGCGGAGGCTGGGGCGGCGCTCGCGAGGGCGGCGCACGCTCGAGTGGTCGAGTCTGGGGACCCGGATTCTCCTGGCTTGGGGGCGCCTCCGCCGCCTCCTATTGCCTGCTTTGATGCCTGTTAATTCTGCGTTCCCTTGCTTCCCCCCGCTTCCAACTGCCTTCCTGGTGGTTGGGGGCGGGGGGCTTTTCTGTTGCCGCGCAAAGGAAATCCCCGCCCTGCCAGCAGTGTTGCCGGAGGGGCGGGGAGTGCGTGTTGCAGATTGGGCGCTTCTCGGATGGGGGCGCGTTTTTCGTTGAGCTGGCGGGGCCAGCGCTCGCGGCCAGCGTCCCTGTTGCCTACTTATCGCCTGTTTTGTCCCCGGCCGCGCGGGGCACGATGTTGATGACTGTTTCGGGGAGCGCGCCGTCGAGTTTCACGTAGTAGGAGATGGTGGTTTGCACGTTGACGTGCGCGAGCCACGCGGACGCTGCTCTTGCCCCGTAAGTGTCAAAGATGATCGAGCCGACGGTTTTCCTGAGTGAGTGTATTGACAGGTCCTCGTATCCGAGGCTGGTCAGGATGCGCCTGCACTCGACGTACATGCGGGGTTTCGTGTGGGGGAATACTCGATCGTCCTGGACGTGCGCGCGCCTGCGTCGGAGGCGTTCTACCTGCCAGTGGGGGAGGGGTTTCGGCGGGTAGGTGCGCCTGGTTTTCTTGGAGTCGACGGGGCGCAGGACGCCTTGTTCCAGGTCGATGTCTTCCCATGCGAGGGTGAAGAGTTCTCCGCCGCGCACTCCGATGTGGGTTTCGAGAATGAGTGCGTCGATGCAGGACTGGACGACTGGCCGCGGGGTGGGGTGGGTTTCGAGCTGGCGGACGAGGGTGGAGAGCTCGTTGGGGGTGAGGATGCGGTCGGGGTTGAGGCGTGCCTTGAGGGAGCTTATCGGCTCCGTGCTGGGCGGGGTAACGGTGGCGAGCGGCGCAAGGTTGATAGCGTCTGATGCAAGCTTGAAAGCAACACTGAGGCTGGCTTTGAGCCCGGTTTTCGCACGCTTTCCCCCGTGGCGCATGGCGTACGCGTCGTAAAGGGCTGTGAGGGTGCTGGTGGTGATGGCCTGGCTGATGGGGAGGCGCCACCAGTCGGGGGAGAGCGCGCGGCTGTCTCGGATGGCGCTTTCGTATGCTTGCCGCGTGCTTTCCGCGAGACGCTGGTGGCGTTGTGAGCGCGCGTACGCGTCCCACACGTCGTCTGGTGTGCTCTGCGGGGTAATGACGCCTGCGCCTCGTTTCGCGGCGTCTATGAGGCTTACGGCGCGTTCCTCGCACTGTCGGACGGCCAGCCGCTTGCTCGTCGCGATCGTCCGCACGCGTTTCGGCGTGGCCCCGCGGCGCCCGATCAAGACGCTGGCCTGCCAGTGGGTGCCATCCGGGTCCCGCCGCCACGCGCGGCCTTCCTTGCTGACTTTCGCGGTGGTGATGTTGCCGAGTTCGCCGGGTTGTAGGGCGGCGCGCGCCATGATGCCTCCAAGGGTGGGTGTTGTCTGTGATGGTAGCATGTGTTGCCTGTTTTCCTCCCCTCTGGCCCCCTGGCGGAGACGTAGGAAGGCCCTCAGGGTCCTCGCTTCCCTTCCCCGCCGGGCGTACCCTCGCGTGAAGGGTGTCCAGCGTGTTAGGTTGCGAGGCCCTGAGGGCCTTTCCTATGGTTGCCTGACTGGTTAGTCCAGGGCGGCAGGCGCCACGTCGGGCGGCGCGACGATCGTGATGGGCGTTCCCATGGTCACCGCAGCGACCATCCGATCGAACAGCTCACCACTGTCGATCATCCCATCGTGGCGCGTTGCCCAGCAAAAACGGTCACATGCCGAGACACGCAGGTAGGCGCGCGCGCCAATGTAGACGACCGCGTTCGTGAGGATGCGCCCGAGGTCACCAACCTTTTTGATTACAACCTCACCCTCCTCCGTAGCCTTCTGACAGTGGATGTGGAGGATGCCAGAGTCCCTGACCAGGAATCTGACCGACTCAAGGTCGTTAATCGTGTCGCAGATGGCCTGCGCTACACCTTGCGGAGACAGAACACCCCGCGCCACCTCGGAAGACAGGACGGCCAGGTCGTCTGCGAGCTGAGCGCACTTGGCTGCGGCCATGTCCAGGTCTTCCCGACAGGCATATTCGCTCATTCATCCTCCTCCTCAAGGGGCTCCTCCCACGGCTTGAGCGGCGGCTCATATACGACCCGCGGCCTTGGGTGCCTCGACTCGGGAACCCCGAACCCGTAAAGCAACTGGCTCCAGAGGTTCTGCCTGGGAACAGCCTTCCCGCAAGCGTCTACTCCGGCGCCCCAGGGGGTAATCATCACAGGTTCTTCCTCGATTTCGAGGACGGTCCCCGTGCGCATCCCCTTGATGTCGCAAGAACATTCCAGAACGAAGTCGCCCTTCCCGCCTGGGCGCGGGATGCGCACTTCGACCTCCGGCTCGTAGTACGCCGCGTTTAGGTCGGCGCGCGCTTTGGCGATTCGCCGGTGAGCTTTGTACGCACGCTCACGCATTTCCTCGATTGACTTTTCTTCCATTCTATCCTCCGTAGTGTGCGAGGCAGGTCGAGAGACCCAAGGCTCTCGCCTCGCACAATTCTTCAAACATCTCCCAATGGGGGCGCCGCTGGCACTCCCAGCTAATCCAGTGTGAACGCGATTCGCTTGGCACGTTCACCTGCATGTACTCGCAGCCGCCAAGCGCGAGCACTGTCCCCAGAGGGAGAGCCCGCACATCCTCCATGCGGGTGATGGTGATGTCCCCGTGGCTCTTGTCAGCGCTCTCGAGCACGATCGGCTCGATTTGTGCCTCGCACAAGTCCTGCATGGCGAACAAGGTGTTGACATAACGGTCAAACAGGGCTGTCGTCGCCGGGAACTGCCCGGCCTCCTCGTCTCCGCTCACATGGCCCCCATGTGGATCAGGGTGACCGGCCGCCCATCGGCATGGAAAGCTCGAAGGTACTCCAAGAATTCCTCGTGGGAGCGGATCGTCCCGTTAATGTGAACCCACCCCTCGTGAGAGACGAGTCGCATCCACTCCCAGCCGTTGGCCGCGATGACGGTGCCCGGGGTGAGGCGTTCAAGGTCGACGACCCCGCCGATTTCGGTGAGGCTGCGACTCTGATAGCTGTCCCTGTGTCGTTTCACGGGGATGGCGTCGTTCATGTGCTCACCTTGTTCCCGTCTGGTGAATGAAGCGGAAGGTGACCCCGCTGTCTGCCAGCACGCGCATGCGTGCATGCATTTCTTCGAGGTTGAGATACCTTGGCTGCCCCACTGAGGCGCGCCAGTATTCATCCTCCGACCCTGACGTTCGGAGGTATATCCTGTCTTCGCTGTCGGCGAGGACTGTTCCCCAGTCGAAGTCGAGGTCGTGGGCGTAGTTGATTTCGCACGCGGTTCCGTCTTCGCGGGCGATGGTCAGCGCCTTAACCTCTTTGGAGGTTTCGACGCGGGTTTTGAGCGCGTCGATTCTCGCTCGGTAGGTTTCGATGGTTGCCATGAGCACCTGCTCCTTTCTTTCCTGCGCGTTAAGTCAGTATCCTGAGTGGCAGTAGCGCAGGTTGTCTGCGTGTTCAAGAGCGATGATGTACAGCTCCTCGCTCGACACTCGACGGAGGCCGCCATGGTGTTGCCACTGTCGTGGCTCGTTGAAGCCATTGGCGAGGGCCATCCATTCCTCGCCGTCGATCCCGAGGACCGCCCCGGACACGAGGTCTTCCAGGTCGTCCGGGGCGAGGATAATCAAGTCTTTGAGGTTATTTTTGCCCCTAAACCCAAGGGTGCCGTGGTCGGGGTCGTGGAGCAGGTCGTGGAGGAGCTGCTGGGTGTCGCGAATCGCCTGCTCATAGTTATCCTGAGTCATGTTTTCTCCTGAGTGTGCTTGTGGTTGGGTTGGGCGCGCCCAGATAGGCCCGTTGAGGCCCCCAGGCGCGCCCCTAACGGCCTTTCAGGCCGCTGCTGGTGGTTCGGGATCGTCGAGCGCTTGCGTGGCCTCGTGAATGAGGGTGGCGAGCATGGTGTCTGTGACCTCATACTCTGCGGCCTTGGTGACCCCGAGCTCGTGCTTGCGCACGAGTTCGACGCCGCGGTACTGCCCACACGCCTCGTTGAGGGCGTAGATGAGCTCGATGTTCTTGGTCTTGACGACCCACGTAGGGTCGTCGCCCTCGCGCTGGATGACCGTATCGAGCGCCCTGTTGCGGATAGTCCGAGTCATCGGCGCGGAGGCGGCTTCCGCGATGAGTTCGGAGAGGTTCATTGCGTCACCTCCTCCCAGTGGCGGGAGCCAGAGCGTCGGAGGTAGACGTTACCGCCTCGCACTCCGTCGATCAGGTCTCCGATGTCGGCGACCTGCCCCTTTTTGCGGTTGAAGACGAGGCGGGGGATGACCCCGCCTGCGGTGACCTGGTTGATGACATCTCCGCCCCATTTGAGGGCGAGGAGTTCGATGTTGGTTGTGGTGACGCGCTCGATCATGAGCGCACCCCCTTTCTTTCCTGTTGGTTGTGTTCTGTGTGTGATCGGGGTGGTTGAGGGCGGCCCCGGCGCCCCTCGTGGCGCCGTTATCCGAGGTAGATGATCTTTCGCAAGTCCGCTTCCAGCAGCTTCTCGGCTACCTGTGCAGAGGAGAAGTACTGTCCGTCGTATCGGACCCAATACCCTCTAGCCACGCGGAAGTACTCAGAGCCGCTTGCGGACACCAGCGTGCCATTGTTGAGGGGGTCGAGGTCCACCTCTTCCCCGCAATGAGGCCCAGTGGTGGGGGTAAATTTGGTGGAGGCCGTCTCGAATATCTCCTCGATAGCCGCAACAATCGCAGAGGTCAGGTCGCGCACCTGCGTGTTAGCGAGGAACGTCATGTCGTTTTCCTTTCTGTGTGGTGGAGCGCCCGCGCGGTTTCGCCAGAAGCCGCACGCCGCGTGGGGGGGCTATTCGCCCATGTGAATGAGGTCAAAGCCCGACTCTTGCAAGTCGACGTCCCAGCCGAGGCGGACCTGTGAGGCCACGTCCTCGTCCGTGTGCTGGACGCCGGGGCATCTAGTGGACACCCAGTAGTCGGTATCAACCTTGAAATACTCGCCCCTCACGTAGCTGTCAATGAGCGTGCCGGGCGGGAGTGCCGACAGGTCCACCTGCGCAACAACGCCCGTACAGTTGACACGAACTGCGTTCGGCGGGGTTGCGGGCGCGTTCGCTTGCGCGCATAGTCGACTAATGAAGTCCACAGCCTCGTCGAAGCTAATTGCCTCTGCCATGATGCCCCCGGTCATCCCACGTGAACAATGCGGGGAGTCTCATCGGCGTTGCGCATTTCTTCCGCAAACTCCTCATGAGTGAACGTCTTGCCGGTGTAGCGGACCCAGGGCGCGCACTCAGGTCCCACCCCGTAACAACGGAAGTATTCGTAAACATCCTCCCTAACGAGCGTGCCCCCGGAGAGGCTAGCGGCGTCCACCACGCACTCCTTGCCATCAATGCCGATGGCCTTGAAGCGGGTGCCGGTCAGTTCCGGCTCGCCGGTTTCCTCATCTGCGACGTTGACTCCGAAGAGTTCCACAATCCTGTTTGCGAACTGTTCCATGGCCTCGTTGAGCTGTTCGCGATTGAGTGATGCAGTTCCCATCTGTGTTTTCCTTTCGTTTCTGGGACTGTTTGGGGTGGTTGATCCTTGTTTCAGGTTTTGAGGCATTGCGCGTGGCCTGCGCAGAGTGCTACACTCGACCCTGTTGCAACAAGGTATCGACACGCCCCTTGGTTTGTCTTCTCTGTTGAACGTTCTGTGTAGGGGAAGCCCGCACTGGACAGTCGCAACGAGCGCATCTGGCTTGTTCGCCCCGCCAGGCGAACCGCTAGACGGTCTCTCACACTCGCCGCAAAGCGCTAAGGCTGTTCCGGTGTGGGCTTCCCTGCATCCGCTGTTAGGCGGTGGCTCGACGGTTTGCGGCCATCCAGTCGGTGAGCGCGTCGTGCGGGTAACGGACCACGCTCCCGACCTTCACAAACTCCGGCCCGTCCCCGGTGAACCGCCATTCCCCGAGCGTGCGGGCGGATACGCCTAGCATGGATGCGACGTCGGCGGGAGAGTGCATGAGCCGCGGCTGGTCGGCGGCGTCGGCCCATTGGGTGAACATGGTGGCCGCGTCGGTGAGCCCGTCCGCCTGGCCTGCGTCGATCTTGACGTTGACGAGTTCCCCGGTGGGGGCCTGGACTTTCGCGTCGATCGTGACCGCTGCGCCGCATCGGCGCGCCTCGTCTACTGCGCTTGACAGTAGGAGGTTTGCGGCGCCGGGTTCGGACGTGGCAATTCTGATCTGGTAGGGTTTTCCCATTCGTGACCGCCTTGTCATATTACGTGCGATGGTTGTGTTAGAGTTGTCTGACAACGGATTCATTGTATCCATTTGCCACCCTCCATTCCACTTGACCAAGTGTTAGACGCCGCAGTTTTTCGGCTCCAACCTAGCCCAACCACGGTGAACACCCTGCGGCGTCACCGCCTCGACTGCGCCGGACGGTTCGGACAGGAGGTCGGACTCAAACCGTTGCCTAATAACCATGCAACTGTTCGTCCGCCACCTCCCGTCCTCGACCAGGACGACGCGGCCTGCCTGCATCTCGTCGAAAAAGTACTTGGACTTGTCCATGAGGACGAATCGTCCGAGGATCACGCCGAGCGCCAGGGCTGCGATCGTCAAGACCGCGAGCCCGAGCGCCCCTCCTGCACGCTCACTCACGCGCACCCCTTCCCAGCCCCCTAACGCAGCGCGCGCGGGGGGCCTGTCTTGCTTGTGTTCTGTGTGGATCGTTCTGTCACGCCCCCGCGGAGCAAGCCCCACGTGTCAGGGTGGGGCCGCTTGGGAGCATGAACGCACCCGCCGGGACGGAAACAGTGAGGGGGAGAGATAGGTGAATTAACCCCTCATGCCATCGTCCCGGCGAGACCGTTCACACCACCAAGCCAACGCGAGAGGAGAGGGGGCGCGGGGCGGCGGGGGGCGTCAGCAAACCCCACATACGCACCCCCGGGCGTCCCGCGCCCCACCCCGTTCTCGCGCGAGCCTGAGTCAGGCCGCAGCGTCGCCGTTCTGGGCTGCAGCCCACTCGGCCTGCGTGTTCAGCTTGGCGACCTCCCAGAACAGGGCGTGCTCGCCCTGCCCGACAGGCGTGCCGCCGAACACGTCACCCGGGCGCTCGTGCAGCGTCGCCGGGTTGATCCTGTTGTTCCACAGAAGCGCCCGGAAACGGGCCTCCCGCAGCGTCTCGTCGCACTCTCCGTCCTTCCACAGGCCGGAGGCCAGCATTTCTGCGGCCACGCGCGCGGGCATGTGGAGGGAGAGGATGCGCACCTCGGCGCGCACTTCCATTTCCCCGTTGTCGTCCCCGGGGATGGGGCGCGCGAGGCGCATCGTGTAGTAGGACTCCAGGCGCTCAGGCGCCCGGTATGCGACGGCCCACCCCGCGGCCTTGGCCGCGTCGGTGAGCTTGTCGTCGTACCATCTCTCCCAGTCCTCAAGGGCGCGCAGCGTCATGAGGGCGAGACTGTCCGGGTCATTCCATTTCGACATCATTGCCCCCGCTCTTTGTGGGCCAGGTAGTCCTCGATGGCTTGCGAGGCGCCCTCTAGGGCACGGTCGGCCTCGCGCATCGCGTCGCACACTCGCCGCGCCTCGGGGGACCTATCGAGCCCGGGAGAGGACTCCGCGGAATCCCACACCCCCGCGTTGGTTGACATTCTCCACAGGCTCGCAAGCGCGTCGAGGACACGCTCATCAAGTTCTTTGAGTGGTCCTAGGGGGCCCCCCCCCACGTCAACATCTTCATAATCCATCTGCGCACCTCTTCCTTGTCGGGCGAGACGCGCCGCCCCGCCCCGGGGTGCTGTCTCGCGGTCGTTCTGTCGCCCCCTGGCCCGGACTCGAACCGGCCCACCACTCACCAATCAAGCACCAGGGACCCACATGTCAGGCGGGGACCACTATCGCCCCGCCATCGACGGGCGTGCCGCCCTTGAAGTCATGCACGACTACGGTCGGCGTGCCTTCGATGCACGGCCTGTCGGCATGCTGGTCGACGTACACGGTCACGTGACCGCAGGCTTTCACCTCGCCGCCCTCGCAGTACACGACGACCTGATCTTGCGCGACCGTATCCGCGTCGTCACGCATCTCAACGATCGTCTGCTCTTTGCCGACAGTGGAAGCCTCGCCTCGGGCGACGATGCGGGCTACCCCTCTCCCGGTCACGTGCGCCCGATCCGACGCAAAGAAGGGGAGGAAAGACCGGGTGACGACCGTCGCCTGGTCGGTTGCTTCTCCGCGGGCGTACACGCCGCACGAGCCGCGCGACATGTCGCGCCAGATCGCGTGCGCCCGGTCGGTCGCGTCGACGCGGGAATTGTCGCGCGCCTCGGTCAGGGTCTCGTCTCGCGCGGTGAGGCGAGACGTGCCACACACGATCACGTGCGTCTCTCCGCGCGCCTCGACGACGTGCCCGCGCGTGTCGAGCACGACGATGGGCGTGGGCGCGTACGTGCCCGGACTGGCGTCAATCTGGATTACCACGTCATCGCGTGGCTCGGCCTCCAGGGCGGCGTCAAGCTCGCCCTGGTTCGTCACGAGAATGATCGTTGTTTCGTTGATCATTTCCTACCTCTCCTACTCTGTTGATTTAGGCAACGCCACGGTGGCGTCTGCCCGTCGCTCCCTGTGTCGGGATCGAACCGACCGCTCGCACCCCACCATTGGGGACAGGGATAACCCGTCCGCGTCACGCGGACAACACGTTAATCGGGACGCGGCGCATCATTGGCTCGATGCTCCGCAGCAGTGAGGCTGGGTCTTTCCCGGACAGCACGACGTCACGCACTGCTGCCCACATGTCGAGGTTGACTGCTCGATACATGGCGGACGCCGGTTGCCAGTCCTCGGTCTCCGGCGTTGCCGTTGACCCGTTAACGAGCGTCGGCCAGATGTCGCGCGGGTAGACTTCCTCGATGGCGGGCCATTCCTCAGGGTTGCGTGTTGACGCGATGCGCCGCCCGCTCTTGTCGGTGCGGACGATCACGCCGTAGTACTCCCCGATCCCATTCCCGCGCAGGGTGAGGATCAGCTTTCCTCCATCGGGCAGCGTGGCCGTGCCGCACTGGCCTATCGCGAGGCTCCTACCGACGGGGGGCCGCATCTCCCAGTCTGGGTAGTCGTGCGCGTCGCGCGGGTCCTCCCACGCGTCCTCGTCCGCTTCCTCCCAGTCTGCCAGTGCGCCCGCCACCGCTTGGGCAACCGCCGGATCGGGGGTCCGCTCGGCGGGTCCGTGCTGCCCGGCGTAGATTTCCTCCGGCCACTCGTGGCGGGGGATGTACTTCTCAACCTCCGGCCACTCGGCGGGGTTGTCCGTCGATGCGGACCCGCCTTCAACGCCCGCCCCTTGGACGACGATCGCCACTCGCGGCTCATCCTGGTAGTCGACGTACAACTGCGCCTGCACGTCGTCTGCGACGTCGGCCTCCAGGATGGGGCCGGGCGCGTATCCGTCACCGGTGTAGCTGCGAGGCTCGCGCCATTCGTAGTTGCTCATGGGTTTCTCCTATCTCTCACGGCTCGGCGCCACCTTGGCGCCTGAGCCCTGTCGCGCCGCACCCCCGAGTCGAACGAGGACCAAAAGCTCCCATCAGCGTGCGGCCACCCCCCTACGTCAGATCATCAAGCGTCTCGCGGATGGACCAATTAGACGCGCTGAATATTGCTCAGCCACCCCTTATCATAATCCTTACGCGGCCCGAAAATACGGACCCGGGGGTCCTCAAAAGCGATTCTAACAAACCTTTCCTCGGTGTATTTGTTCACCATTTTATCACGCTGAAGCGGCGAAATTACGTCCTTGACTTCGGGCTTGAGGGACTCAAACCACCTTCCAAATGTGAAACTATCGTAAATGTCAATAGTGCCGCCATAGGCGAATAGCCTTTGCAAAATTCGTTCCTCGTGCTCTTGTTCAATAACTGAGAACACCATTCCTGGTGATACGATGATATATCCATCTGTCACCACATGGGTATCAAAGATGTCTTTGAGAGCCACCTCCCAAGGGGTAGAGTTTTCACCAAGTTTTTCAAGCGGGTATTCTCCGTTCCACAACGTGTAGAACTCGACACAACCGCCCGCATTAGGGCGAGCAGTAAATGCGGGCCTGTCGCTCACCATCTCTAGCGGTACTGTAATAAACTCGCCTTCGGCAATAGCGCCGAAGTTTCTGTCATACCAGAAAGTGTACTCACCGACATGGTATTCAGAGTGGCGCTTAATCGCTCGGAACGTTCCGGCCCGGGAACGCTGGTCGCACTTAATATCAACGAAACGGGTCATTTTCTATCTCTCTTTCGGTTGTGATTGAATTGATCGTACCCGGCAAGGGAGTTGAACCCTTATGAAACCTACCATCAGGGCCGGGTTGCCTCGCTCAGATGGCGAGGCCCTTGCATCCGATGATGCGCCCCGTCTCGTCACGGACGGCGGGGCCGGGGCGGAGCAGGTCGTCACGCCCCAGGGTCTTTGCGGCCTGGTAGGCGAGGTCGGACACGATGATGTATCGATCGATCGCCCAAGCGGGCAGGCCCTCGATCTTGTCGGGGTCTCGGACGATCTCAACGAGGGGCACCTGCCCCTCACCGTCAGAGACGGTCTTCACGGTCTCGGCAACGCGCACCATGCCCGAAGAGGGCACAGTCACGATGGGGGTCACCCCATCCATGTCAAAGACAGTGACGGGATGCGGCGTCATGTTCACGAGCTCGCGCTCGACGCCGTTGATCTGGGCCTTGACAATGTTCAGTTCAGTCATGAGGATTTCTCACTTTCCACTAGTCTCATGACGCCCCCTCTCACAGGCAATCGTCATCCCGTGAGGGTGAGGCGAGGGCGCGCGCGGGGGTGCGTACGCCCAGCTCCCGGCGCAGGAGTTGAACCTGCACGTGACCTACCGTCAGGGCCGGGATGTGAACCTACCGGCTCACGCTTCCTGCAATTCGAGGAAGTAGTCACCGCTGTTGAGGGCGTCGAGAACCGGCGCGATAGCCGCGATGCGGCTCTCAATCACGTCCGTAACGATACCCTCGCCAAGCTCTGCGCACTCTTCCCTCAGGGACTTAATGTGCGCTTCCAGCGCCGTCACGATGAACGCTTGGTTCTCGTAAGTGATTTCCATGTTCACGCTTCCATCTCCTCAGCGGAGTCGACAAGCGGTCGAAGCTCGCCCACCTCTGTGCGCGCACATAGAATGTTCGCGATTGCGTTGGTCGCGGCCTCGGGCATGATCGCGGCCATCACCTCGCGCGCAGTGAGGGCGTCTCTCTCGCCCTTCCCCTCCGTCAACCACTCCTCGGCCAGAGCCTCGATCGAGTAGGCCGTGCCCTCGCGGTCCACGAAGTGCGCCCAATCAGGCGCGCCGATCTGCTCCCGCACGTAGTGGTCGACGTCGCTCCACGTCTCGCGGAACGCCTGCTCTTGATCGGGCGTCATGTAGTTGCACGCCCGCATCGTCTTGCACTTGCTGGTATCCCTCACGGAGGGTCACCTCACTCTCTTTCCAGTCAAGCTCGCGGCCACCGTGACCGTGAGCCAGCTCCCGGGGCAGGGGTCGAACCTGCCACTACCTCACCATCAAGCCCGGGAAACCAGGGGGTTAGCCCCTGCACAGGACGGCGCGCACCGCATCCTCGGGAGTGTCTGCGCACACGTTATACGCGGTTTCGTCCACCCAACAGTCGCGAACCTCCCACACGTCGCCGTTAAGCCACTGCACGTAGGCAGTGACCAGCGCGTCGGCGTCGCCACTCCCACACGCCCCGACCGCCGCGATAATCGCCTCGCCACCATCCCGCAAGGCCACGTATTCGCAGACGAATTCGTAGCCAGTCAGACCCTCACGCTCGCACGCGGCGCGCCACATGTCGGCGGTCACCGACCGGACGCCGCGCCACTCGATGAGGTTCTGTAGCGAGGCCATCGGCGCCGACTCGCACTCTGTCGGCGACCATGAGTCATGAGGCGCCGATGCGAGCGGCATGCATAGGTCCACGTCCGTCGCGTACTCAAGCGGGGAGGTACCCTCCCAGTCTTGACGCGCGACCTCCCATGCGCCGCCATCCGAATCTATGTACCGGCCGTCCCGACCGACCGGCGTCACAATCACGTCATCCAACGCATCCTCCCATCTCTCGATCCATGTAGAGCCCCGCCCGTCTATGGGCGTAGACCAGTCCCTTGCCGAGGAATCGAACCCCAGACCCCGCGCGCGGTGTGCAACCGTTCTTGCCAAGGGTGAAGGCAGGTCAGCCCTCGATGCTGCGCAGGTCGCCGTCCTGTACGCGTGCGTCGATCCACGCGAGCGTTTCCTCACGGAAGGCAATCGGATCGAGCCTGCGCAGCGCAGTCCCCACTTCGAAGATGTAGGAGCCAATCTGCGCCGCGTCATGTAGATCGTTGAGATCGCACTCAAACAGGTCTTCCATCTCGTGCTCTGCAAACAGAACACCATCAGAGTTCACATAGTCTGCCCAATCCGGCACGTCGCCCAGCTCTGCGCGCGTGAACGAGTCCCGCTCGCACCACTTGTTCATCATGAAATCGAGCGCGTCACCCGTGACTTCAGTCGTGAAAGTCATCGTCTTTCCCATCTCTCGTTCTGTGTCAGGACACCCACCCTATGCGGGCGTCCCAGCGCGCGGGGCCGGGGTTGAACCGGCAACACTCATACCGTCATGCCCGCGCCGCCCCACAATGGGGGCATCATCTATGGACCACTACCAGCCCATCAAGTAGCAGACGCCCGCAAACCCGCACGTCCCAACAATCGCGGACGCCACCAGCACGATCGAGTCATTCCCCGGCTCAACGCGGCCACTAAGGGACGCCCAAACGCCGCAAACGCACGCCACCAACGCGAAGACCGTCACGACAACAACCATCACCGTCTCCCTTCCCGCGCCCCGCTCACGCCGCCCGAGTGGGCGGCACAAGCACGGTCACCCACTCGCTATCGGAAACCCAGTGCCAAGGGTCGGTATCTAGGATCACCGCGCCATCGGGCAGGACGCCGCCGAGAGACGCCGCCGTGCGCACCTCCCACCCAAGCTCACGCGCAGCCCACTCAATAGCCTCGGGATAGCGGTTAAAGACCATCTCGCCAACCGCATCCAAGCGGGCAATGCCCTGCGCAGCCCTGCGCACATCTGGGTCGCAATCATCCCCACCCCAGTACGAGGGATCGTACTCGGGACGCCCGCACTCATCCCACGCCCGAAACACGCCCAGCCACGTGGTCGTATCCCAACGGGCGCGCAACACGCACTCATCCCAATCATCTGAGTTGGGGACCGCCTCATCCGAGTAGAACCAGCCCACAAGTTCAGAGAGCGAGACGCCAAGCCCCAAGCTATCTCGCACAGACTGCATTGCGCACTTCAACGCCGCATCAAGCCCGGGATCAATCGCCAACCATGCCATCATCATTCACACCCATCTCTCAAGGCCCACGCCGAGGCGCCCGCCGCGCATCCATACGCGGCGCACAAACGCCCCAGGAAGCCCGCTCCCGGCCTAGGAATCGAACCCAGCTCACACCCACCACTAGGGCCGGGAAACCAGGGACTACAGTCAGTCCTCAATAAAATGCGCCGCCGCCTCGGCAAGCTCACGCCGCCACGCGGCGCGGTCGCCAAGTGCTCGATCAAGCCCACTCCAGGTCGCCGGGTGATCCGAGTCGCCCACCACCTGCAGGCCCGTCCCCCACGGAGACGCCCCCCACTCGGGGACCGTGCATGCGACCAGCGATGGCTCACCAATGTCATCCCACAGGGCGATGTGATAGACCTGCCCCGCCGCATCCTCATTCCATCGCTCAGCAATCATCCCGAGCTCCCGATCAGAATCACGCGTCGCGCGCCATAGGCGATAATCGCACGCCGCGCGGTCAATATCTTGCAAAACCGTCATGATGAAACCTTTGCTCACACTTTTTCGGGCGGGGGGATCGTTTTTAGCCCATCCCCCCATTAGGGCTGAGAAGTCCTCGGAATTACCTACAAGGTGCTTTCGAGTAGCGCCTGCCATTCCTCACGCCCATCGAAGAGCTGGTCCAAGACCCCCCACGTGCCCGGGTCCGTCGAATCGGCAATGCATCGACGCCCTTGGGACCAGGGAGAGTCCCCCATCTCACGCACCGACGTCGCAAGCAGCGACGCAGTACCGTCCATGTCCACCCATACGGCAACGTGAACCTCCCCGTAAGGGGAGAGGCGCTGCCACCTCTCACGTCGCATGCCCATGCGAGCATCGCACGAAAGCGGGGACCTCCAGGACTTCCACTCGCACGCCGCAAGCTCCCGCTCCGACGCCTCCCGCTCATACCAGCGGACCTCAGACCCCACCAGGTAGG